GTGAAGATTCGGGGGAATTGCCTTACCTTCGTCAGTCCAATAGCCAACCAGACTTTCTGCCCCGGATTCGAGAGGGATATAAAAAACATCGAGCCCGGTTTCAACGAGGGTTCCGATTGCATGTGTTTTTCCTGTTCCACTTGGCCCCATAATCACGCAGTTAAACCCGTTGATTACCTCAGCGGGACTGCCCTGACCTACGATGTTGTTTCCGTTGCTCATACTGGAGGTCCTTTAGGGGTTACAGGGACTACGGCTACGGGTGGTGTGGGGTTAGCGACCGTCACGTTGCCCGCCGTGGCGACAAGCTGCGCCGACACGTTGGCGGGCATCCCCAGGTTGGCGAAGTAGACTGCCAGAGCCTGGGCCACGAGCCCTTCCATGTCAGCCTGCGCAAGTGAAGTGGGCATATCGGCCATCACCGTGAAGGTGCAGAGAAAGGTGCTCTGTCCCGAGAACGGACCTGGATGAACCGTGACAGGTGGTGCCGGGGAAGTTGTGACGTTTGCAGGCATATCTGTCCCTAATTACGCCGCCAGCGCATCGTGATGCTTGATGATCTGCTCCACCACATTAACGCCCTCGATCTTGACGAAGTCGGCCACGTTGCGATTTGCCTCAAGGCGGCCCGTTGACACGAGTCGCCCGATGCGCTTGTCATAGTGGTCCTTGTTGGAACACTGCGCGAAGGTGTAGCGGACTTTGCCGTCCGGTTCGATGTCGTATGCGACTGTGATCCCGCCCGTGGGTTCAAGATGGCCCCAAAAGGCATCGCGCCTACGCAAATGTATAAATCTGATTGTCATGATTAACCTCAAGACGCAATAACAATTAGAAGGAGAAAGGCAATAACAACGACTGCGATCAGTTCGAGCCATCCGTCCTCGTGAGGGGATTCCATAGGTTTTCCTCGAAGTTGGTCCTTAACCAGTTTTCCCTGCGATCAGGGGGAATTCCGCATATGCTCCTGAAAGTACATCCGCCGTACTCGTTACAAGTGTCGTCCAGGGCGGGCTCCCAGTATCCTTCCCGATAATACAGAAGGGCCTGCCTGATGAGGTGGTCCCTGTGCTCAACCCACTCATCGATCTTCCAGTCAGGAGAGTTGACAATAGCCTGCGCTGTCTCGTACTTAGTTTTGAGTATCGATACTCCACGAACGAGTGTCCCCTGAAGACTAAGACCGAGTTCACGCCCGGCCCACGCATATCCCATGAACTGGGACCGCAGTTCCCACTGGTTAGACCAGCGAGCGCCCAGGGACTTTGTGGTCTTGTCGTCTTCGGCATAGCGGGCTCCACAGAAGTCCATTATGGTGTCGGTTCGACCGGCATAAAGCAACGGCATGCCTGTGTCGGGATTGTTAAATGGAAGGGGCAACGCAAATCTCCATTCAACGGCAGGCACCCCAGCGATGATGCTAATTCGAGCCGGGTCATCTTCGAGCGGGTACTCACTAAAGTAGTATTCGAGAGCACCAACCATCCGGTCCAACGTTTTTGCTTCAGTGTCCGGGCATTCTGCATCTCCATACTCCTCAATCAATGCCGCCGTTCCAAGTTCCAGACACTCCTCGGGGTCGCACTGGCGCATGTAGGCCAGGCGGGCCACCTCCAGGCCCTTCGCATACGCCCCACCCGCCACGAGATGGATGTTCTTGCCCTCACGCGCCGGGGTGTATCGACATATATGGGCTAAGAAAAACTTCCTTGGGCAACGCATAGCTGACAGGATTGTCGCATCCAGCACTTGCGGGAACCGGGGGTTGTTGTCCATCGTCGTGGTCCAATGAGGCGTAGAGGTCCTTCACTTCCTGATGCATCGTGATGGACGGGGGAGTGTAGATGAGATTGTTGTCCGTGGCGATCTTGCGCATCCGGTCTTCCCACCCGGCGAAGAAGTCGGTGCCGTTTTTGATAGAGTTGACACCTGTCATGTCGTGGGCGAACTGGAGGGCGCCCAGGAAAGTTATCTCAGCCTTGAACCAGGACGGAACAAGGAAACCTAGTTCGACAAGGTTACTGATCCGCCTGCCTTCCATTTTAGGGCGGTAGCAGGCCTCACTGATCCACATGCCTACAGCGCAACGGCGACCGTTGTCGGCACGGTATTTGCAAGCAGGCCCCTGCATCGAGGGACCACCCTGCGCACGAATCCCGTAGAGGACTACGTCAAAAATCATCTGCTTGTTCATCATGACCTCAGATAAGGTGACGGGCGAAGCTATAAGCGGCGTAGGCAATGCCAATCCAGCCACTAGCCTTCGACAGGGACTCGATGTGGGAGGTCCAGTTCGTGAGGGTATCGTGGAACTTGGCCTTTTCACTTTCGTACCAGGCTTCACCTTCGCTAACAACTTTGGTGACTTCGCCATTAGGCGCGGTCGTGGTTTGTGTGGTGATACTCATTGCAACTTCTCCTTAGACCTTTCAGTCTTCTTTCCTTCATCAAGGGCCAGCACATCTCGGACCATCTCCATCAACAGGACAGAAAGGGTGCCATTTGTGTTGGCGTTTTGCAGGCGACTAATGCCCTTGCACCACATGGTGAAGGCAATAACTCTCATGCCGCGCTTCGCTTCCTCGGGGATGTCTTCAAATCCCTCGGCTTTCTTCATCAACTCCGAGAAATCTTCCTCAAACATGCTCATGTCTATTCTCCGGTTAGAAGGCCGTCGAGGAGGTCGTCTCCTGAGGCCTTTGCCTTGCGCTTGGCAGGGCGCTTTGCTTCTACTACCTCAATCACCTTGCCCCGGGACTCCCGGACAAGGCCAACTGCCTCCTTCACGAGGGCTTTCTTCTCCGTCTCCGAAGTGTCGGGAGAGGCCAGAGCTACCCGGATCATCTGGATTCGGCCACGTAGTTCGGGGGTCATTGTCAATTCCTTTAGGTCGTAGCTCCGATTGAATCAGTCTAACCTCAACGAGGAGTCCTGCCAATTTGGCTTTTTCAACCGCTAGGTCCTCTTCGATAGCCTGGACCTGGGCCGCACAGACCCGCAGGCGGGACACCACACTACCAAGCTGGTTCTCGAAGCTCAAGATTCATCTCCAAAGATAAGGACGTACTTGCCCCGCGCCATGGTCTCTTCAGGCTCAATTCCCTCTACAGGGGCGATACAATCTTCCCCGTCGTAGTTGTTCGTGCAGATAAGTGCCTGGTCAGTGGAATGGCCTGCATCGCGCAGGGCCTTAAGTTTCCAGTAAAGTTCTTCAACTGTCATTGTCAATCCTCCTGAAGGAAGGCCATCACCTTCCTAAATATGATGTGGGTAAAGACCCCCAGCAACCCTCCCAGAAAGATGACAACAAAGAATATCGTGTCGAAGATGGTGGTCATTCTTACTCCAGTTCCTCAGGGAACCCATCACGCAGCACTTCTTCGATGCGGTCAATCACGTCCTGGGGGGTGCGGTAGTCGCAGTGAGGCATGAACAGGTATTGGGCTTCGTGCTGCTCCAGGTCGTAGAATTCTGTCATGCCGTACCAGTTAGGGTTCACTGTGCCACTCGGACGCCTGTACTCCACACGACCGTCAGGGGTCGTACAGAATCCCTGCTGCCGGAACCAGGGATCGAGACCGGTGTAACCGGTGGCACAAGCTGTGCAGCCGCAGTTGTGCGGGATCAGGATGAACTGCTCCTTCTCCATTGCTGCTGCGAACTTCTCCGAGGCTGTGGCCACTTCATCGACGGTATGATAGCGGCCGAGGGAGTAGTTTTCACCCATCCTATCCTCCACCGATTTGCCGACAAACGATGTCAGGTCAAAGGCGAGGTTCCACTTCTGCACGTCCTTCAGGACGCGGACGGTTTGTATCAATGCTTCGCGGTTCATATCAAGCTCCCAAGGTATCCATTAAAACAGCATAAGACAAGAAGTCCAATAAACCAAGGAAGGAACTTCGGGCCTACCAGCAAGGAGCCCCACTTGCCCCAACACCACCCTGAGGCCCCGGACCACAGCACGAGAAGGACTAAGTTCATGGCGACTCCCTATAGTCAAAAGCTTTACGTTTGCACAATGCCTCAAGTTCATCCACATCGTAGTGCGGGCTGTAGACGGCGCTGCCTTTGTAGCGGAAGTGCTCACGGCAACGATGTTCGGCGCTCGTGAGGGCGCACTTGAAGGCTGTCTGGATCAACTCCGACTTCGTCATGTGGATGGATAGCTTCCACTTCTGGGTGTGCTGTTCCTCCTTCACACCAGTTACAATATCAGGCTCGTCAAAGACAGCCTGAAGGTAAGGCTCTCCATGAGAACATTCAATAAAAAACGTGTAATCAAGATACTTCACGTCCTTTAACCAGTCCCGCATTGTCTGAGTTGTGTTCATCACTTCCCCTTCCTCTTGTGCGCCATCCTGATGCGCTGTTCCTTGGCAATCACGGCAGCAAGGTGAGCGGCACTCGCCTCCTTACTCCGTTTCTTGTAGTGCGGGCGGTCCTGCGGCGCGAGGTTCATGAAGCCCGACGCTGCCTGCCTGCGTCGAGCTTTGGCCTGTTGAGTGGCGCTCATGCGCCTGCCTTCTTCGCTGCGTCTTCCTTGGCTGCTTCCACCATTTTGATGCTCCTTGACCTGTTTAAAGGTTAACGGGCCACTATGGCCCTCCCACTCTTTGCCTTCCCTGTATCAGTTCACCGGGCTGCGTGGTAGCTTTTACGGTGCCTCATCGGCCCAGGCTTGCCTTCTGGCTGGTTATCCCAGGGATGGACTGGACGGCCTTAACCTGCCGTCGATCAGGGTTACTGCACCGTCCCACCACCACCCTTGCTTGTATCCACAACGAACGAGGTCGGCTCCATGCCCGCCTCGCAATACCGCTTGTAGTACATGGCATTGAGAATCACGAGTTGACGGTCCATGTGACCGGGTTGAGCGGCTTCCATCTCCTTTGACACCTTGACCGTCGAGACAATCCCGTCCTCGTCGGCCACGGAGACGGCGCAGCTAAGCTTCCCATCGCCTTCACGGGCGATCATTTCTACAATCTGCGTTAGCAGATCCTTAAGCGGCATTGACATTCTGTTGCTCCTTTCCACAGTAGGTCTTACGAAGTAAGTGCCACGAGCCCTTTGTGTCCATCTTCCACAACTCACGGGCAGAGCCCGAGGCGGCGTCGAAGGTACAGGTAGCGTTGTAGTGCGAGGGATCGAGGTCAATGGTGGTTCCATTACTGATGACCTTGAACAGCGGGGCGGCAGGACA